AAGGTACATGTGCCATGTCAGCAATACCAGTCGAGAAAGTTCCCGATTCGAACATTGCTACATCACCATCAGTATCTTCATCAGCAACTGGTACTCTGAAGTTACGTGCGTCTACTGACATACGAGTAAACATTGGGGCTACAATAAGTTGTTGCTCCATTTCTGTATAGATATTGCTTGAGAAATTACTCAAGAACTGATCTACAGTAGTAACAGCTTTCATACGTGAGCCTACTTTAGTATCAAATGCATCACGTTTATTGAGCATTTTAGAAAGCATAACAGCATTAGCCATTTCTCTTTCACTAAATTGTGCGCCAGCAGTACTGCGTGAGTTTTCTTGGAATTGCATTTTAGAAGTTTGCAATGCCTTAATCTCATCTTGGTACTTAGCCATTTGGGATTTTAGTTCTGCTACTTCTTCGCTTGCAGCTTTTGCAGCGATAGCAGCTTTTTCTTGTGCGTCTGACTCTTTAATAATAGCTTCGCCAGTTTTTTCAACTAGTTGGGCAACTTGAGGCTCAGACACGGTTGCGACAGGTGCCGCCTTAGTCTCGATATTAGCCTCTGCTTTGAGTACTTCGAGATCAATTGTATCTACGACTTGATCAGCCATGGGTTCATTCTCCTTATCAGAATTATTGTGAAGCTCTTTAGTCAGACTTTCGTTAGAATCCTTGTCTTCACCGATTTGTGTTTTGGTTTCGACTGGTGAAGAAAGTTCGTCTGCATTCACATTAAGAACATTATCACAGTCTTTTCCATTAGAGTCAATCTCTAAAAACTTAAAGATTGGGCTTTGGGCGGTTGCGAGTTTAACTACCCTAAACATTTTTTCATTATAGTTTACTAAATCATTATGTTGAAGATTTTCAGTATCTACAGAAAGCAAATTAATCATTGGAATTTCTTCATTAGCATCTCTGATAACGAGTTCTTCTTCCTCTTCTTCTTTTACTTCAATTTCTTCTGCTTTCTCTTCAACGTCAGATTCAGCTTTTATTTCAATTGACTCTTCGACTGTATCTTCAGTAACATCGGTTTTGATTTCCACCTCTAATTCAGTCTTTTCGTCAATATCTTCAATAGTGTCTTTTGCTTGAGACATTGCTTCCTCCTCTGTTGGAGATAGAGGACGTTCACTTACAATTTCCTCTGACTCCATGTTAAGAATTGGCACACCCATCATAGTAATATCGTGCGTATGCGGAGGTTCCCCTGCACTTTGCACAACACCGTTGAGAATGCGGTGTGCATGATTAGACATATGAGAGGCGTAAGTAGTCACCCCATTATTGCTTGCATCTAATTCAACAGTGTGATAATGACCACCCACTACACTGGTAATACCAGCAGTAACTTCATTCATCATCTTTTGTTCATCATCAGATACTTCTGCATCTATTGATGTAACAAATTCTTTATAATCTTGTTCGCTATCAAAACTCTTACGTATAGAAAATAGAGAGTCTTGATTGCATGGAACACTTACTACAGAGATTTCTAGTAACTCTACATCAGTAATAGTCATAGAATCATCTTCTCTATTGTACTTTCCATCTTTAACTCTAAAACCTACTGAAAAGCTCTTTAAAGCTCCATCCTTGATTAGAGTTTGGATACCGTGAATTTTTTCAGCAGCTTCGCTAACTGAGCCTTCAACAAATATACCTTTTTTATCAACTTGAATCTTATCAATACGCCCAATAGGAGTATCATGTTTATGTTGATAAAGCATTACAGGATTTCTTCTAAAATTTTCTACACCTTTAGCCCATGCTTCAGCAGTGACAACGTCACCAGAACGATCTTTAGCAGTGGTATTAGCATATCCAGCAATTTTAAGAGATTTTGATCCTTTTTTTAAGGCTTTTGTTTCGAAGGAACTATTTAGATATAATGTTTTATTAGTCATTTGTTTCTTCCTCGATTGTAGAATCCCCTTCAACAGGTCTTCCACCTTGTGTAGCATCTGTTGCACTACCTGTTATATTTTGTGGTACTCTTATAGTATCATTATCTTCTAATTTTGGAAATTTTAATCCCTCACGAGCCTCATTTGGGGTTATGATTCCTGTATTAACCAGAGTAGAATAATAAATAGCTTGTGTTCTGTTGTCTGGTTGTAGTGCGGGAACTACTAATCTATTAGGACGAATAGTAACACCGTTATTAAAGAAATGTGAAAATGCACTTCCAAACTGATTTAACATAGGTAATATAGTATGCAGATAAAATAATTTTTGATTAGCATCTATATTAGCATTATTTCCTGATTTTAGTAAAACGTATGGTACACCTAATGCTTTAGCCATATCCATCTGTATGCGTTCTATAGAATTTTCAAAGTCTAATTTATCAAAGCTTACTGCAGAAAAAGGATCAATTTTCAAACCCCCATCTAGGATAGCAGGATTTCTTGCCCCATCAAAAATAGTATTATAAGTAGAACGCCAAGATTCAAGAAGTCTCTGTTTTACTCTTTGAGATAATATATTATCAGTTGATAATACAAACCCTGGGAGTGCATTATTCTTAAAGAACTGTCTTTGAAATTTAATCATATAAAAGTATAATTCCATTAGCTTAAGCATAGACTTAAGTTTAGATGTACCTCTAAATATAGACTGATCATTTTCAGCCATTACATGTATAATCTCATCTGGAGCAAACTGAATAGCATCTGCTTTCCTAGTTTGTTTTCTGCCTGCAAAAAAACTATCATTTGTTGATTGATTAGTTATTAAATAATTGTAATGATTCACAAAAGTTTGGGGATCAGGTACTACTTCTACGTCATTTGCAGGTAATAAATAAACATCATTACCGTCATAATAGAAAAAAGCGTTACCATCTAACATAAAATCTAAAAAAGCTCTTCTATAAAATCTAACTCTATCCTCGAATGGATTAGGTTTTATGTTTAGTAGTTTATTTACTTTTTTAGCCGGACTTTGGCCTTCTACAATAAAAGGTATTTCAACACATGCATTAATAATCATCTCAACAGAACGATGAACAACTTCAATTTCTCTATATGCTTGTTCAAAATCAACAATTGTTTCCGGAGAAGCGTAAGGCTCTAAAGCAGCAACAGATGGTTGCGCTGGATTAAGCTTTTCAGCTACCCACTCCCTAAAACCCATTTTATCATCTGCCATTTTTCGTCCTTTGTATATCTAACCAGTTTTTAATTTTAGGCGCTAAATGATTAGAATAAGTTTGCCCGTATATACTATGTAATTGTTTGTGATGTTTAGAACATAACGTAAACAAATTTTTATGACTCAAATCATTCTCACAGTCTTTAGCAAAAATAACTCTTAATTCTTTAATTTTTTCAACACTAACTACTTCTTTTATACTATTCTTATCGCACTATTTACTGAATAATTCACTTACACTATATAAATGATGTAGTTCTAATTTGATTTTACTACTACAGATATAGCAATCTTCTCTGGTTTTATAATCTTTTTTAATATAGTCTCGTATATACTTAATTGGAAATCTTTTTAAATCGCTCAATTACATTCCACCTCATATTATAATGCTCTGTATCTGTATTCAATCCTACATCATCTTCTGGTAAGTTTAACACTTTACCACTAACTGTGTCAAGATATTTTAAATTTAAATACTTTTTAAGTAAATAAGATACGATTATATCGTCTCCACGTTTAGGATAACCTATTTTTTCTATATCTTTTTTTATTAAATCTAATGCTGATTGTTTAATTAATGTTATAGCACCTACTATAAAATCTACTTTAGCATCCTCATTCCAATGATCTATTAACTCTTGGTATGAATTAGCAGACTCTACACCTGATTTACCATACACTCCTACTATGGGTACTTGTTTATTATACATTTTTTTAACTAAAGATGGATGAGGCATTAAATCATCATCTACAATTAACTTATAAGGCTCCTCATAGTCAAAACAACGTACCCATCTTTCCATACACAACCAATTTTTTTCATTATTTATAACATCTATACCATTGCCTAGATAGGGAAAAGGTTCATTAGGATTATTATTAACCACAGTAACAGGCGTTAAAGTTTTATATGTAGTAGCAATATTTAATACATTTTCGGATCTTTTATAGTTTAGTATTATTAATCTTATGTTATCCATAAATAGAAACACCACTCATTTTAGAGTGTGTATATATAGCATACCTAACAGAATCACTTGGGTGAGAGGTCCAATCATGTATTGGTTTAGGATTCTCAGTATTAGGATT